TATTTCTTAATACCTCATACGGGTAGTTATATTTCTTAATACCTCATACGGGTAGGTAGGGTAGGTACTATAGGCAAGATTTCCCCACGATATGTTTCACGTGAAACAACGCAACTATACACGACTATAGTAACTACCCGTATGAGGTATTAAGAAATATTTAAAATATTTTTTTAAAAAATACTTGACGTGTTTTATATAATAATATATAATTATAAATGTAGTGAGTTAGTACACTTAATTACTAACAAGGTGTTTATATGAAAAGAAAAATTATTGAACAGATTAAAAAGATTGAAAAAATGTATAAATGTAAAGTTATTACTATTATTGGTAATGTTTATATTGTATCTAAATCTGAAAGAACATTTGATAGTGATGATATTACTACCAATATTTATATTGGTGTAGTTATTGTTAAAGATAATGATTACCAATATAAATGTTTATATGCTTATACTTATTTAACTGATTTAAATGATTATAAAGTAAGAAAAGAAATAACTAAATTGCGTTAATTTGATTATCACTATATAATGGATTCAAGCGAACCGAACACGCTTAATTGTCGGTAAGGAGTATTATATGCTTAACTTAGGAAAGTTAAACGGTGGTTTTGATTCACCTTTTGAAAAGGTGGACGGTGAAAAGTTCAAATTTATTGACAGAAAAAAATTTAATGAATTTGGAAAAAAGTTTCTTTTACTTGGAGTTTATCGAAGTGAGGGTAAACTAGGTGTACAGACGGTTTTTATTTGTTCAGAAATTAATGATTCAAGCAAGGGTTTCAGATTCTCTACAAATGACGTAAGTAAATTTAATGCGATTATGGCTGACAATGACATTATTACAGCCATTAAACAAAAAAAACTAACTATAACATTTGAAAAATATCATTCTGATAAATGGAAAAAAGATTGCATAGGAACAACTTTTGAAGAAATAGAAATATTCTAAGTTGTATATTAACTAAAATAAAACCGTCTATTGATAGACGGTTTTTAATATAGGATATAAAAATGATAACAGGTTTTATGTTTTCACCTATTATAAAAGGTATATTAACTGAAAATATTTTTAGGGATACAGATATTAAAATAATAAAGAAAATAATTAATAAATCTTTACAAGTTGCAAATAGACGGTTACAAAATATAGAAAAAAGTGGTGTGGTTAGTACTGCATATAAATCGTTAATAAGTGAACTACCAAAAACATCTAATAAATTTTCAAAATTAAGTATTGGCAAACTTGATTTATCAGATACAACCCAAAGAGTTAAAGCACTTGACACTTATTCTAAGGCATTATCATTTTTGAATAATAAAACATCTACTGTAAAAGGAAGTAAACAATTTATCAATAAATTAGCAAAGAAAAATAATTTTTCTTTTTCAGATACTAGTAAAATGATTGATGAGATTACTGACGAACGTGTTATTAACGGTAATTTGGTTATTAACAATTGGGATTCTGAACGTATAGCTAATATGATTAGCGAATATAGCGATAAAGATAATAAATATAATACTGATATTGATAAATATATACGTCAAAAAATAGATGAAAATTTAAGTAAACAAAATGACAACTTTGATATTTGGGATTTGTAAAAATGACTTTTTATAATAAATCTAATTTTTTAGATAGTTTAAAGAAATTTATGGGTAGTATTCCTAAATGCAATTATTGTCAAGATAAAAAAATATGGTATTGTAATATACCGTGTTCTTTTGATATTGAAACATCGTCATTTTTTAACGAAAAAGGCGAAAAGCAAGCAATTATGTATATATGGCAATTTGCTATTTTTGATAATGTTATTATAGGTAGAACATGGAATGATTTTTTTATTTTAATAGATTACTTAGTAAAATTTTACACTCTTAACGCTAATATTCGTTTAGTGTGTTATGTTCATAATTTATCATACGAATTTCAATTTTTAAGAAAACTTTTTGAATGGTGTGATATTTTCGCTACTGATGAACGAAAACCTTTATATGCTTGTACAAAAAACGGAATAGAATTTAAATGTTCTTACAGACTTAGCGGTTACTCGTTAGCGGTTTTAGCTAAAAATCTTACACGACATACAATTAATAAAAAAGTAGGTGATTTGGATTACTCTTTAATACGTCATTCAGATACATTTATTAGTAATAATGAATTGGAATATTGTATTAACGATGTTCTAATAGTTACATCATATATTCAAGAGTGTATAGAAGATTATGGCGATATAACAAAAATTCCTTTAACTCAAACTGGAAAAGTTAGAAGATATGTTAGGGAATTAACATTAAAAGATAATGATTATAAATATTTGATTTGTAAATTAGAACTAAAAACAATGGAATATTTACAGTTACGAAAAGCGTTTCAAGGCGGTTTTACTCATGCTAATCCTATGTACGTATTACAAGAATGTAAAGATGTTACAAGTTTTGATTTTACATCATCATATCCTACTGTTATGACTTCTGAAAAGTTTCCTATGTCTAGAAGTAAATATATAGGAACTGTTAGCATTGATACATTAAAATATTATATGAAAAATTATTGTTGTTTATTTGATTTAAAATTAACTAATGTTGTAAGTAAATATAATTTTGAAAATGTAATAAGTTTTTCTAAATGTTTTAGAATTAAAAATTATATTCTTAATAATGGTCGTGTTTTTAGTGCAGAAGAATTATATACAACTATAACTGAATTAGATTATGAAGTTATATGTAAATTTTATAATTTTGATAATATTGAGATTCATAATTTATACATATATGAAAAAAATTATTTACCTAAATCGTTTATTATGGCGATACTTAAATTATATAACGATAAAACACAATTAAAGGGTGTAAAGGGAAAAGAAATAGAATATTTACATTCTAAAGAAATGTTAAATAGTTGCTACGGCATGACAGTTACAGATTTACTTAATGATGAATACATTTATGAAAATGATGAATGGAGTACTAAAGAAAGTAATATAGATAATGCTATAGAATATTATAATAAAGATAAAAACAGATTTTTATTTTATCCGTGGGGAGTATGGGTAACTGCTTACGCTAGAAGAAATTTATTTACAGGAATCTTTGAATGTAAAAATGATTATATTTATGCCGATACCGATAGCATTAAAATCTTTAACGCTGATAAACATAAAAACTACATTAATAATTATAATACAATGATTAAAAATAAATTAAAGGCAATGTGTAATCATTATAAAATTGATTTTGATTTATGTAGACCAAAAACTAAATATGGCGTTGAAAAAATTTTAGGTATTTGGGATTTTGACGGTAAATATAAAATATTTAAGTCATTAGGCGCAAAACGATATATGATTTATACAGATGATAATATATTAAGTATTACCGTTAGCGGAGTTAATAAAAAATTTGCAGTTCCTTATCTGATGAAAAAATATAATAATGATATTGAAAAAATATTTAGTGTTTTTGATGATTCGTTAGTATTTCCTAAAGGTACTAACGGAAAAAAAGTATTAACATATATTGATTCAGAACAAAAAGGAATAGTTAAAGATTATTTAGGAAATGTTAAAGAATATGATGAAAAATCATCTATTTTTATGGAAGATACAGAATATAATCTAAATATTGCTTGTGAATATTTAGATTTTATATTAAAATTAAATAAAAGGTGTGTATAATTATATGAATAAGAATAAAACTAGGGTATGTATTTTTATCGACAAAAAACTAAATGAACGGTTCAAGGAAAAATATCCATTGATGTTTTCAAGATATGTTGAAAAATGTATAAAAGACGCATTATGTGATAAAAGTAAAGTGTTGGATTCTGTAGAAAAAAAAGAACGGTTAAATATTTTTAATATAGGTTTATAAATGATTAAAAAGTTTGAAGTTTGTAGAATTAAGTCGTTTATATATCTTATTGAAGTTTATAATACAAATACTAGAAAAATAAAATATATTACCTCTATAGGTAAAAAAATTAAAGTTGATTATGAACTTAATCCAGAAAGTAATAATATTATTAAATGTTATGATAATCTAAAGGAAGCGTTATCTGATTATGAAAAATAAATATTATAGTCTTTCAAATATATTAAAAGAAAATTGTGATTATAATTTAATCATCGGTGAGAGGTCTAACGGTAAAACATACGCTTGTTTAATCCACGCTATAGAGGATTATATTAAAAATGGTAATGCAAGCGCATATATCAGACGTTGGAAAGAAGATATACAAGGAAAACGTGCTGAAACTATATTTAGTAGTGTAAATGAAAACAATGTTATATCACAAATTACTAACGGTGAATACGATAATGTTATTTATTATAGGGGAAAATTTTTTCTTGCGCTATATGACAATGAAACCCATAAAATGCAATCAAGTAAAAAGCCCTTTTGTTATGCGTTTTCATTATCTGATGTAGAACATGATAAAAGCACATCATATCCGACAATAAAAAATATAATTTTTGATGAATTTATAACACGTCAATATTATTTACCTAATGAATTTGTTATTTTTATGAATGTTTTAAGTACTATTATTAGAGATAAAAAAGATGTTAAAATTTTTATGTTGGGTAATACTGTTAATAAATTTTGCCCTTATTTTGATGAAATGGGATTGATAAATATTCAAACGCAAAAACAGGGAACTATTGATGTTTATAGATATGGTGAAAATACATTAACTCTAGCAGTTGAATATTGCGGAACAGTAAACAAGAAAAAAGATAGTAACAAATATTTCGCTTTTAACAATCCTAGATTGAATATGATAACTAACGGTGCTTGGGAATTAGCAATTTATCCCCATTTATCCCAAGGTCAAAAGATAAATAATAAAGATATTATTTTTCATTTTAATATATCTTTTGCCAATAAAAATATTCAAGGTGATATTGTCGAAAATAATGACGGTTATTTTTTATTTTTTCATTATAGAACTAGTGAAATTAAAGATAATGAACTTTTATACACTCTTAATTATACAACAAAACCGAATGTACGAAAATCATTTCTTTATAAAACAGATAAAATAGACATTAATATTTGCCGACTATTTCAGATAAGAAAAGTTTTTTATCAATCAAATGATATCGGCGAAATTATTAAAAATTACTTGGGTGAATGTGTAAAAAATAATATAATGTGATATAATTATGAATGGAGTAAAATATGAAAAAACAAATTAATTATGATAACGCAAAAAAATACTTATTTGAAAAAGATATTTTCATTAATAATTATATTGCGTATATGTTTGACAGAACCCAAAAAATGTTTAAATATGAAAATTTACCCGAATCAATACCGCAAAGAATACTTGAATATATGTTACAGAAAAATGGCAATGTCTTTATTACCAAGGTTAACGGTAAATTATATGCTTTTAATGGTGGTTTGGGTGGTGTACCTAACGAATATTACGAACCGACAATTTACACGGTAACAAATCCATATCTTGAAATATCTGAAAATTATAAAATTGATATTGACGGCATATTGTTTAGAAATGATTCTATGATGATAGGATTATTGCCGATATTTACAAAATCCGCCTTTATGAATTGCGATTGTGAAATTACATTGAATATGTTATCAATTCTTTTTAGAGTTCAATATATGCTGACTGCTAGCGATGATAAAAGTAAAACAAGTGCCGAAATGTTTATGCAGAAGTTAAAGAATGGTGATATGTCTGTTGTTGCAGATTCACAATTTTTTGAAGGTGTAAAACTTCAATCTTATAACGGAAGTGAGCATATTATTGAGCAGATGATAGGATTATCTCAATACATCAAGGCTAGCGCATTGAACGATATAGGATTAAACGCTAATTTTATTATGAAAAAAGAGCGGTTAATCACAAGTGAAATAAATGTTAATGAAAGTGCATTACTACCGTTTATTGAAAATATGCTTGAAGAGCGAAAAAAAGCGATTGAAAAAATAAATGCCATGTTTGGAACAGATATAAAAGTTGAATTATCGTGTGTATGGAATGAGCAAGTAAAAACACATGAGGAAAATATTATTGAAGAAAATAATAAAATTGAAGATTCAGAAAAGACTGATGAAGATTCAGAAAAGACTGATGAAGATTCAGAAAAGACTGATGAAGATTCAGAAAAGACTGATGAAGATTCAGAAAAGACTGATGAAGATTCAGAAAAGACTGATGAAGATTCAGAAAAGACTGATGAAGATTCTAAACGAAAAGGCGGTAAAAATGACATATAATAATTTATTTTCAAATACTGATGTTATATCAGCACTAAAAAATGCTGATAATGTAAAATTTAATGAAATATTTGGTGAAAATTATGATTCAGTCATATTAGACGGCTATATTAAGTTTACTATGGGTGAATATGAATGCACTGATAAAACAATTGAAAGTTTCAATAAACAAGGTATAGAAAATATTTGTAAATGGCTATGGCTAAAATATTATGACAGTTGGAAATCTTTGTTAAAAAGTTTAGCGGTTAGTTATGAAAATTCAGATAGTGAAAATGAAACTATTGAACATACTCAAAATATGCAGTCAACATCAGTATCAACTAGTACAGATACAAATAAAGTTTTTGCCTATGATAGCGAAACTGCTAGTGATAATACTTTGAATGATACAACTAATGATAATAACGGTACTAATAATTTAACCGAAAAAACAACAAGAAATAAAACAGGATATAATTACGGTTCGTCATTATTTGATTTGATTAAAAAATACAATGATTTTCAAATTGAAAATACTTTCGTTGACATTATTTCAAAAGATGTTATAATGTTTTTATGCCATACTATAATTTAGGAGATAAAAATCATGGATGAAAAGAAAAAAACACAGATTAAAAACGCATTTACTACATTTGTCAAGGCGTTGATTCCCCCTATAATTGCGCTAATATCCGCTATCCTCACAACTATTGTAAGCGGTGATAATATAGCAGTTGCTACTTCAGTTGGAGCAGTTGCAGGATACGTCGCTAATAACGTTGTAGGATAAATTATGGACAAATTATTCAAGACATTATTGAAAGTAGGAACAACAGTTGCAGCAGTTGTAATATCTAACGCTTGCGGAGTTGATAAAAACATGGCTATTGCAATCGGTTCTGTTGTAGGTTCTACCGTTAGCGGTACGTTTGATTTATCTATTAAAGATGGAAAGTAAATAAAATGAAAGTTGAACAGATACATACAATTGTAAATGAAATAACAAAAGAATTGCTTGGCGAAACCGCTGTAGTAAATGAAGATTTGTCAAATATTGTTGACATAGGCCAGACCTTATTTGATTCAACAAGCGTTGACAATTATGTTAAAACACTTTGCGACCATATCGGCAAAGTTGTTTTTGTTAACCGCTCATACGCTGGTAATGTTCCTAGCGTTTTAATGGACGGTTGGGAATACGGTTCGGTACTTGAAAAAATAAGTGCAGATATTCCCGAAGCAAAAGAAAATGAAACGTGGGAACTTACGAATGGTCAAAGTTACGATGTTAACGTGTTCTACAAGCCGACAGTTGCAACAAAGTTCTTCAATAAGAAAGTAACTTTTGAAATACCAATGTCATTTACAGAAAAACAGGTTAAAGGTTCATTCAGTTCTGCTGAACAGATGAACGGTTTTCTGTCTATGATTCAGAACGCCGTTGAAAAGTCAATGACTGTTAAAATTGATTCTCTTATTATGAGAACAATCAACAATATGACGGCACAGACGGTTGTCAACGCTTTTGGAGTAGTTGACGCTGATACAGGCTATTCTGAAAAAAACAGTGTAAGGGCGGTTAACCTTTTGAAACAGTACAATGACAAGTTCGGCGGTGCATTGACCGCTGAAAAATGTTTGACAGACCCTGCATTTATCAGATTTGCAACTTACACAATTTCATTGTATAGGGATAGACTTAGTAAAATATCTAACCTTTTCAATATTGGCGGTAAGTCAAGATTTACTGCAAATGATATGTTGCATACAGTTTTACTTGCGGATTTCAAGGCAAGCGCAACGGCGTATCTTGAAAGTGATACATTTCACAATGACCTTGTAAAGTTGCCTAATTCTGAAACTGTACCGTATTGGCAGGGTAGCGGAACAAGTTACGGATTTGCGGATGTTTCTTCTATTGATGTTAAGACGCCGAACCTTAAGGCCGAAGGAACTGTTGATGTGAAACTTAGCGGTATTTTAGGTGTTATGTTTGACCGGGACGCTTTGGGCGTTGCTAATCTTGACAGAAGAGTAACAACAAACTACAATGCAAAAGCAGAATTTTACAACAATTATTATAAATTTGATGCAGGTTATTTTAACGACACAAACGAAAACTTTATTGTATTCTTTGTAGCCTAAATCAAGTTTATTAATTTGTAAGGGTTAGGTTTTCCTAACCCTATTTTTTTAGGTATTAAAATGAAAATTAATTTTTATAATTATACAGGTAAAAAAAATGTTATTCAAAAAACATTAGATAATCCGACGGAAAAAGATATTTTATTAAAAAATGATTTTTCAGAAATTGAAACATCAATTTTATTAAAAGATAATATATCTTTTAATTATTTGGAATTACCTACATTAAAAAGATTTTATTTTATAAAAAACAAAACTATTTTAAGAACTGATTTAATACGAATTGATTTATCATTAGATGTATTAATGACTTATAAAGAAAATATATTAACATCAAAAGCAGTCATAATTGAAAGTGAAAATCCTAATATTAATGATATGACACATTCAACAAACAAAACAACAGAAGTAATAAAATACGTATTTCCAAATAATCCGATAGATTACAATGGAAATATATCAATGGCTTGTATAAATGGGAGCATAGAATAATGGCTAGAATACTTAGTATTAAAGTTGCTGATGATATTTTTAAAAATGGTACTGACGCATATATTAATTATAGTAGAAACGGATTTACAGGAAATATATCTACATCAAAAGAGGATACACTACCATTATCAGCTTCTTTTGTACGTAATGACTATACACAAAATACTATCCCCGATTTAGGAATAGTCGTTAAAAACACTGATATAATCACAGATATATCAAAAATGATTCTTAAAGGTGAGAATATCAATATTGAAAATATTACAACCGAGGATAAAATAACATCAACAGGAAGACATAGATTATTATTACATATACCCGAAAATATAATTGTAAATCAAAATGCAACTATTACAATAAGCGGTGATTTTATTCAATATCCTGTTGAAAACCCTAAAATAACACCAACATATAATTTAACTAATTGTTCAATATCACCACAACCAACAGAAATAAATAACGGTGATGAAATAACTTTTACAGTGTCTAAAAATAATGATACGGATATTTTTACAAACATACCTAATATTAACGGAAAAATTGACGGTGTAACATTTTCAAATGATTTTACATTAGATACAAATGGTAACTATATACTAACTAAACAATTTAATTTTACTGACGCTAACAATACTGAAATAACTATAAACGCCATTGCAAACACTATAGAAATTACACCGACAATAACAATTGAAGGTTCAACAGTCAAAATCCGCCCTAATATTAGCGGCGGTGAATATGTAACTACATTAAAAAACGGTGTTGAATATTTAATTGAAACTGAAAGTGATAATCTAAACGGATATTTTTTTAAATCTATTCCTAAAATAATAGTTAAAATAAACGGTGTTTCAGAAACTATTAATATGTTAGACCAATATCCCGAAGCAACAAATAAAACTAAATATTATTTAGTGAAAACTTTTAATTTTAAATCTGAAAATGATACTGTAGATGTTATTGCGATAGCAACAGATACAATTATTATAGAACCAATATATAATATAGACCATTGTACAATAAACCCAAAACCATTATTTATAAAACCTAAACAGGAATATACATTTAATGTAAAAGCCGATGAAGGATTTATATTTAAAACTACACCATATTTAAACCTTAAATTAGACGGTTTAGAAAGTACAGTTACATTTGATAAAGTAGATGATTACACATTTACATTAACATATACATTTAATTTTATTTCTACAGGTTCAACAAGTATAGAATTTAATTTATTCGCTAAATCTGAAAACAATCCGATAGCCCAAAAATACGGCTTTATAACATTATATAGCCCGACCACAAAAGAACTAATAGCAATATCAAGAAAAAGACTTCTAAAAGTTGCTAGTTCTAATGAAGGTTACGCGGATATTGATTTAGGGCAATATATTACTTCATTAAAAAGAATATTTTGTAAAATTCCAACAGATGAATCTGAAAATGTTGTATTAGGTATTTTTAACACGGGTGTTTCTTGTAAATCAATACCAAATGACAATATAGAATTATCTTTCGGTGATGTACAATGTAACGGTTATTATAATAATTCCCAAGATTTGACAGATACATCAATACAGATTTTATTACCATTTTGCAATGTAATTGATATTGAAACTATTAATATTAATTCTAAAATTACTGTTAAAATGAATGTTAATGTTCTAAGTGGTAACGCAACAGTGCATATATATTCAGATGACATTTTAATAAAAACAGTTGATACAAATATTTCAATTAAAATACCATATACATTATATGGTCAAGTATCACAAGAATTAAGTGTACATAACCAAAGACAAAATGACAATGCGATATTTGAAATAATACCACAGATTATTGTATATGAAAAAATAAACAATAATAGTCATAATGTATATAATACTTCTAAATATGATTTAATTTCAAATGAAAAAGGCTTTTTCAGAATTGAGCATATAGAAATGAATATGAACATGAAAAGCGACGAATACGAATTAATAATAAATGAATTGAAAAACGGTTGTTATATTTCTTAATACCTCATACGGGTAGTTATATTTCTTAATACCTCATACGGGTAGTTATATTTCTTAATACCTCATACGG